GGAAGAAGTGTAACGGCCATTAATAGATTCACCCCTGTATGAACCATTGCAATATGTCTGGTAATACCTGTAGGCATTCCCTCAGATACGAGAAGACCTGCAAGCCAGATGGTTCCTGTAGTGCCGATGTTGGCACCAAGAACTGCACCAATCGCAGCTGGAAGAGGTAATGCACCACCGGCAACTAAACCAATGATTGCGGTTGTTGATAGTGATGAAGATTGCCACAAGAGGGTCATAATAATCCCCCCAAAAAACATATAGATAGGATTACCAAGAAACCATTGTAGGTGATCTATATTCCCCATAGCTTTCATTCCACCAGAGAACATTTTAAGACCAATATAGAACACAACCAGACCAATTAATGTCTGGATGATAGGATTATTAAACTCCATATTTTGAACCTTCTTGATGAGTTTTGCCTTCTTTGACACTTTCATAATGTCTTGATATAGGTATGAATCCAAAAAGAATCTATTACATCTGAAAGTGGATTAGACTCTGGAAGACAATCCATTTCCTCTGCAAGTTCTATACCTGTCAGTTCAACGAATGAACAATACATATCCGTTTTAGATGCATTTCCTTTTCCAGTTGCGTGTTTTTTTATTTGGGATGGAGTTGGCATACAGGGATGTATGTCAGCTTTAAAGAGTTTGTGTTTCAGTAATCCAGTGTTCTCACCAATATGAAACACTTTACCCTTTGATGCAAAGGAATATCCTTCAAGGATAACATCTACAGTACCTTCTGGTGGGACTAGGCCTAAAATCCAATTTGATATATAATCAAACCTGAACTCATCTGATGGCCATGTCCCGAAATGGTATCCTATAATCTTATCATCCAGATAAGATTGTGCAAATTTCCTAATGGGTGTTAAGTATCGTATTTTACAACCTGTAAAGGTTCCATCACCAATACAGATTGCAGGGGATGTCATGCTATAATCAATCCCAACTCTCGTCATCATCATATTCTTCCATTTCAATATTATCACTTCCACAAAATGAGCAGAAGTTTATATCATATCTAGAAGTATTTAGATGATGTTTTATCTCATAAGTTGCATTACATTCATGACACTCTATTTCATATACAATCATGCCGCTATTGGTAGATCAACCACTTCACATTGACCAGCTGAACAAGCAAGTTCTTGTGACGCTACAGTGAAATCTTTCTGTTCGTAATCAGAAAGTTTATTCCAATCTACATTTTTTGGCATTTGGTTTAGTGTTTCTTCATACTCTTTCTCCGTACAGTCTTGATACGGAGCTTGTTTGTAAGTATGATCACTAAAGGGTAAAAATGAAATCCCACTGATTTCGTCAAAATTTTCGTATACCCATGATGCTGTACTCACCCATTCATCTTCTTTGACAGAAATTGTCACTGAGGGTTTATGTTCACACCAATTCTGAGCATACACTTTCCATAGTTCAAGTTGCTCCAATGCAGTCATATCTGTCCTACATATAGCCTCACTAGGAGACTTCATAGGAAAGGAAAATACTGTAGTATGGTTTGGTTTAGTTATATCTGGTTCATTTGGAAAACCAGCATCCTTCATGAACTTAGTGAGAGGATCTTTATTATCTCCTCTCACTGTCCTTATATAGTATGGATTGTGTCGTGCATGAATTCCAGAAGCACTATCGACAAGTTGTGAAACTGTCCCAGAGGGTTTAACGCAAGTAATAGCTGCTGATTGTGGGATTCCTAATCTATCTGACCATTCCTTGTTCGTTTTGATACACTCATCTTTTAACTCTCGTAATCGTCCATCCAATCCTGAATTACTTCCGTTTGTATCGGGATTATCCATGATTCCTGTGAGGCTGACTCCAAGCAATCGCTCATCGCTACAATTTCGTTTCCACTCTCCTGTGAGGTATTTGAAATTAGTGAGGGTTGACTGCCAGGTTCCAAGGATAGTTGCAAGTCTGACTTTCTTTTTAAGAGATTTAGAATCGTCCCATCCTCTGATAACGCATTCTGTAAGGTTGCAGAACTCTCTGGATCGAAGAATGATTTCACTGCAAGGATTTGTGCCGAAATCGTCCCTGGCATCACGGCGAATAATGTTGTTGCCATCTTTGTCCTTTTTTTGATTTAATCTTTCTGTTGTCCGTTTGGCAGACATACTATTGTAAATACCTCTTTCACCCGATTTGGAATCATAAAGGGAGAGCCACTCTCGCATGAAAGTTCCAACATCTGGTTTTTCTTTATAGTTGACTGAGTTATTGGCGAGTGCTCGTTGCACATTTGTCTCCCACCAGTTTCCAGACTTGGCGTATCGCATTTCCCGATCCCCCAAGTTACTAAGGCTGATAAGAGCAGAACGCCTGACGCCACCGACCACGACAATCTCTGCGATTTTGCAAACCAAGTCATGGGCTTCCACCGATTTGAGTTTTCTTCCGGCTGCATTTCTGAAAATATTTACTGAAAATTTGAATAGATCTTCTAGTGGTTCTGGACCCGATGCCCGACCACCGAAAGTTTTGAGGGGAGATCCAGCTGGTCTAACTTTGGATGTGTCCCATGATGGAACTTGACCCATCCACAACATCCCATAGAGTTCCTTGAGAGCCTTTGCCCATCCTAATTTGGAATCTCTGACAACAATAGTTGTTTCGGTATCATAAAAATCCTCTGCAACTACTGGTAATTTATTTACATATTCTTCTTCAACTGAAAATCCTACACCTGTACCATTCATTAATATGTATAATATTTCATCAAATGATCTAGGAGAGTCCACTTTCACATAAGAGCAATTATACCCTGCAACATTTTCTCGTTTAAGTGCCTCTCCAGCTGTCATTAAACATCGCATACTCGGCATAATATCTAAATTTACTACTGCTTCCCTTATTTCCTTTATTTCTTTATCTTTTACCTCATAATCACAATATTCTTTTAAATGTTCTTTGAAAAAATTAAAATATCTGTCTACTGTCTCTTCCCAAGTTTCTCTACGAGTCTTGGTGTAATCCCATCGTGCGTATCTTGATAGGTGTATAAATGATTGGTACTCTGTAGGTAAGTTCATGTCCTTTTCCATTCGTTAATCTCTAGGTAAGCTTGCAGTCCACTAAAGGTTCGGGTTCGGACAAAACCTTCTATATCATGGTATCCTGCAAGAACCATGTCGTTAATATCTTTATGATCCAAATCACTTGGCCATACTACAACATTATATCCCTTATCGACTGATTTGAACATTCGATCTACTGTCTGATGATTCCTTGGTTCGTTATCGTATATTGCCGTAGTAATACTAGGCTCAGAATTAACAAGATCCAAATCGGCACCAGCAACTGCCAAACAGTTATCTATGAAGAGAGAATCTAATGGACCTTCAACAATATAGACATGAGAATCGAAATCAACTCTGTCAAGGCCATAGATCTTCTCTTTGTTTTCTTCTAATTTTAAGGTGATATATCTTGGTTGTTCCTTACCGAAGGCCCGACCTTGGTAAGCGAACATTTTTCCAGACTTGTCAAAGAAGGGAATAACGAGTCGTGGATAATCTATATTTATACTTTGAAATTTCTCAGGAAACATTGTCTTAGACCACTCGTAGAATTTATCTGCGAGATACAGTTTATCCCAATGTTTCTCAGGAATTTTCCTGTGTTCTATATATGCAAAAGCAGGATGGTCTTGAATCTTATCAAACCTATGAAGCTTGTTCAACGGATCTTGAAACTTAGGCTTCTCAAATTTGAAAGGAACCTTATCTGGAATCGGAGTGTTCCTCTGAGTTTCATTGTTCTTATACTTCTCAACTAGATACTCTGCATGAAGCATTGGATCTAGGGATTTGAGGAAGTTATTGAACGTGTGGCCTGCACCACAATTATGACACTTATAGAAGAAGGAGTTCTTCTTCTTGTAAATGTATCCTCTAGCTTTATCTTTTTTCTTGTGGGAATCTCCACATATTGGACATCGAAAGTTCCAAAGATTGTCTCTGACTTTTTTGAACCTCTCGACCCTTGATGTACATAGATTTATGTACTTCTGGTCAACATAACTCATAATATAAAAGGAATGTTACTGTAGCGCCCCAAATGTTTGGAGTGCTGTCATTACGAAAGTAAGGGCTATAAGAATACCCCCAGCTGTCCATTTCCACTTCTCTAGACCGCTTATTTCTTGATTATTTTCTTCTAGTTTACTATACAATTTCTCAAAAGTCAAGTTAATTTCTTGATTTATTTCTCTTTGCATGGTAGTCATCCTAGAATGAACTTCTTTGAAGTCTTCTCTATTTTGATTAACGTGTTCGACAAAATCATTGGAAATTTGCTTGATCTGAGTCTTTAGTACTTCAACATCTGCTTCTACACTCATTTTACACTTTTAAACGCAAAGGATGACATAGCCATAAACCCTTGTTTGTTTTTATTGATCATATCCTTGAATTTCATTTGATTGTCTTTGTTCAAGGCATCATATACCTTCACCATTGCACTTGCAGTAAATCCATCTACTGTGGCTGTTTTACCATCTTGAAATTTTACTTTTTGAAATTGTTTTCTTTTTACAATATTTCTAAGAATATCGAGAACATCTTCATTTAACTGAGAGAACTCATTATTATTTCTAAGAACCTGTTCTTTTACTCTTGACAGTTTACCCCACTGTCCACCACCACTTCGGTTGTATCGAATACCCCTGACGGCTCCAGTTGTTGCATTTTGAAGAACAATTACTCCTTTATGATTTCGTCTAGCCCAATCATAAATTTTCTTCTGCGATTCATCTCCTAGATCTAAATATTTCGACCATCTCTCAAACTTGGTTTTTCCGTTTCTGAATTTATTGAAACAGTCATCAGTTACTTTAAAGGTTTCATACTTACGAGCTTCTTTGATCTTTTTCTTTTTAGGTCTTCCAGTTGGATTCATATCTATATCTGAACCAGTGCTCATCATCTCTTCATCTTTTTTCTTATCCTTTTTCTCTTTCTTTTTCTTATCTATAACCTGTTTTGCAACAATTGCAGCTGGACCCCATTCTTCAATTTCACTACTCTCATTTTTTGCACCAAATGCAAAATCTAAATCAGTACTCTTACATTTTGGACATTTGGTTTTTCCATATTCTAATGTTTTAAGTTTAGCTCTAAATTTTTTACCACATTCTTGACATTCCATTCCTGCTGTCAGGTGGTCTTCTACGATAATTTCTATCATCTTATGTCCTCCAAAGAAACATATATTTTCTTATTACTTTTTTGGTGTACTACAGGAAAGATATCAACCCCAAGAACTCTATCACTTGGTGGTGTATCTTCATGAGCTACTACTGCATCTCCCTTTTGTGCATCTATTTCATCGTCATCAGCAGTTACTTGATCTTTGAGTTTATACTCTCCTGCTGGTAACATAGTTCCAAACCCCAAAACTTCTTCAGCAATATTTGCATCAAAGTTGACCATATTATTTTCCATCAAGTATTTTGTTACTTGAGGTTCTGGTATTTTTATCTTATAGTGTTCTTTCAGTAAAAATAATGCAGTTGCATAAGTTCCTAACTGAGTCCTAACTAAAGGAATCTTACCCATTATTCTCTTGAAGTTGAAAACCATCCTATGCAAGAGAGTAAAGGAACTTTTTTCGTCAGAAGACTCTGCTTTTTTCTTAGTCCTCTTACCATCACTATCTATAAGACCGAGCTTAAAGGCTTCTTGTTTTTCCCAAGGAGTTACCAGAAGTTTTAAAAACCTGTAGGTAACGAATAGGTCTATTGCTCTGTTTTCAGTTAAAAGTCTTTGACTCATATTTCTGCCAGTTGTTGTTCTACTACAGGATCAACCTCAATATACTTGAGATCTTGTTCAGGCATGATACTCAAAAACTTTAAGAATGCTTTAAGTGCAGGCCAATATTCTGGTTCTATCTTAAAGAATAATAAAGTTGATGCCGCTTCTGCACCGAACAAATTATTCAGTATGATGATATGATTTAATAGAAGTCGCTCTTTAAGTATACCAGAATCTTTATACTTACGAAAAAGTCTCTTGATATACTTAAATCGTTTCATATCATCATAAAACTCATTAATACCTTCACAAGACGGATTATTATAATGTTTTATTGCATACATTACAACATTATCTTTAGTCAATTTTTCAAACATGGAAGTTTATTCCATAGAATCCATATTCCTTACAACTTCTGCATTAACGATGGATTTTCCAGTTCCAGTAGGAGTTACAGTAACCATCAGAGAAAGACCACCCTCAATATGTTTTGAGATTCCGTCATCCTCTTTGAACTCTCCGTATGGATTTTCATCATGACTACATTCAAATGCTCCGGCTCCGTATTTTAATGGGAATGAAGTAGTTCCATCCACATCTAATCCAGCCATATCAAACTCGTATCCAAGTTTACTGATATTCTCTTTCATTCGTGAAAGTGCTAATTTAGGATTCATGACTTCATGTTCACCAATCTGACCAACATAAGAATTCAATGCCTCAATAGCATTAGGTGCAGAGGGCATGGCTTCTTGGTCATCCCAAACCTGTTGATATTGAGGAGCACCTTTTCCGAAAAATCCTTCTTTTATATGTTCTTTAAAGCTTTTCATCGGTTGTTTCCTGTTCTTCTAATTGAGACAGGAAATGGTCACATTGTTGATCTGCACCCGAAAGTGCATTCAGATTGTTGACCAGTTCTTGTCGTTTTGCATCCAACTGAGAGATTGTCTCTCTCAGTTTTTGGATGTCTTCTTGTATAGCGGTCTTCCGCTCGTTTATCGATTCAACTGTAATCATATTGTCTCCATTATATAAGGTTAATTAAATTATCCTACATTTTTCTGAGCAAGGTTGACCCATTTACTAGAACCAGACTCATATATACCAATCCAACTATCTCCGTCATCTTGCATAGTAAATGCCAAGTCACCAGCTCGATTTGTATCGGAAATAGTAATTGTAGCTCCACCAGTATCAGCATCAATGTATATGATCTTAATTTGTCCATCTACACATCCAGTAGTAGGAAGTTCATATGTTACATTAGTTCCATCATTAACATTAATTTTATGTACAGTTTTATATGCAGATAATGTAACCGAAGCATTTGATCCTGTAGTTTGTAGATCTTCTACACCAGAAAATGCAATGTTTCCTTGGAATTGTGCAGAGTGTTTATCTGCGGCTGCATTTGGACCAGCAGCGACCTGAACACAATAGTTTCCATCCAATACAGCAGTTCCTAATCCAGCTGCATTAAATGATGCATCTGAAAATAAAACTGGATCATTAGCAGAGGAATCCCAATCATCTCCCTTGACACAGAAATCTTGGTTTCCTGCATCACCATTGATGAACACAATACCAGGCCCTGCATCACCAGTAACATAATCAGACTCCACATAAATTGCTTTTGCTGATTGTGCTGACTTTACTGTAAAGTCTATATGGCGACTCTGATCATTATTGATTACAACTTCACTTTGAATGCTACTGGTTAGTGTAGCATTTGAACCTGTAGTGACTGCAATGGCACTATTTGTAGTTGCAGTTGAACCAATTTCAAATGTCTTACTCACTCCGTAGATATGAGTATCAGTATTTACATTACTGAATAATTCTGCTATAGTAATCTTTTTGTTTACTGGAGCCGCACTGTAATCAATAATGTGCAACAAATCGGCTGCAGAATCTTTTGTTGTGGCAGTTAATGCCGTTAAAGCTGTTATTTTTTTATCAGCCATAATTCTCCTTTAAAATTAATATGAACCCCCCATGTTTCAGGGGGGAATGTTACTCTAGGGACTCTAGATCAATTATGATGCCGTAACTGTAATACCATCAGCTTGCAGAATACCTATAGCTGCAGTATGTGTAATGGTAGAAGCATCGTCAGTACCTTTATCTTTAATAGAACCTCCTGCTAAGTTTACCGAATTTGCACCAACGAATAATACGTTAGTAGCCAAACATTCACCAGCAGACCATCCTGTATCAGTAAATACTAATTCATTTGTTCCTGTGCCTGAAGCATAAGGACAAGTGAGATGAGCGGCAGTTGATGTTCCTTGACCACTATTAGTTACTGTAACTGTTGGAGCTCCTGTTACATCTACTTCCTCATTAAATCTCACACGAACTGAAAATGCGGCTGGGGTGTCAGCTGCAACAGCAGTTGTGATAAATTCTACTTCTGTAATATCTGCAAGTCCAAGACCAGAAGATGGAGCTGCATCAGTACCAGCAAGGTTCTTGAATGCAACTAAAATCTCTGGAGCGGCAGATGTATTACTATTACCAGATAATCCTGGCTCTGCAACCCACCCTTGAGCGGTTGCATATACTTGTTTTTGCTGATCAGCTGTCAACCATTGAGGTTTGGTTTCATTAGCGTCAGTTCCTCCCCATAATGCCATGGTGATTCTCCTTTGTAAATTGTTGTTAATATTTATGCAAAACCGATTTCTTTCAGTCTCGCAATAGTTCTTTCTACACTAGTATGGTGTATTCCAATCCCCCCTTTAGATTCCCATTCTCTAATATTCTTTTCATGATCATCTATAAGGATATTCGAGGCTTGTGTTCTACCATCCCTTGCAAATCGTTGTTTGTCTGATCGCATGACCAGATTAATTCTACCCCTTGGTAGTTTTTCTACATTCTTTTTTAACCATCCTTCCTTTCCCTTAGCAGAATTAGGTTCAGATTTTGCGTATGCAGACATAATACTAGGTTTGTAGGGCTTCAGAAAATTCCAGAGTTTCTTAGAACCAGGCATCCACTCTAGATCTTTCCAAAAATCTTTAGTGTCAGAAATCTTATCCCATCTTTCGGGCCGTTGAACATCTGACAACTGTTTTCCGTGAACCTTGAATGCACCTTTCTCAAGATTCACTATTACACCATCCATGTCCAAATAGACATGAGGTAGTGTTTCCTTTATTTTATATTCGTTTAAAAAATAAGTTAGAGTTTTCAATCGTTCTCTTTTGGATTAATAACTGCTTTGTTTTGAGGCTTCCCTGTCATTGTCTTTTTTCCATCAACTGGTGGTGGTGACATATCCACCTTTTTAGCTTCAGCCCAAAGATTAACATGACGCTCCATTTGAAGAACTTTCATGTATTTGTTCATTGTTTCGGCTTCATCCCAATCGGATTTCCTCATTTCTTCACCCATCATTTTTTCAAGTTCGGTTTTATCCTTTGCATCTAATTCGGATTCTTTACTTTTCATTACTCCATATCTCTTCAAAAACGCCTTAGTCACTTTATCAATTTTCTTTTTATTAGGTTTATCACCCTTTTGAATTTTACCACCCTTTGCTAAGAAGGCTTTGATTTCTGTTTCAAACTCAGATTTTACTTCAGTAATTTCCTCAGTCATTTTTCCCTTTCTCTTTATTATATTGCCACCATGCAGTAGCGTATACACGTTTAAGATTATCCGGCCACTTCTTCTTGAGTGCCTTGACTACTTTCTCCTTCCCTGGCGGAGCAACTTCTGGTATCTTTTCATCCATCAAGTTCATGTAGGTAGATAACATTGAACTGTAAGACTGTATTTTTAATGGATTCAAACCAGCCTGAATTAACTTGTTCCAAATTGCATCTGCAACATTCATTGGTAGTTTAAACTTAACTGCTAACTTTTGTACAGACTCCTTTGTAGTCTTAACTTTTTCGCCAGGGGTCAATTTTTTCAAATATCTATCAAACTCAGGTGTACCCCATTCGTAAGCTTCTCTTCGATATTTTTCCCAGAGATTTCTATTTTTTAGAAAATCAACTGCTTCTGGTAATTTGTTCTTTCGTTTCTCAGTTGTTTCTAAGTCTTCTAACCACACCTTATGTAAGGAAAAGTCCTCTTGCACTATTGTAACGTAGTTGGTTCCACGTTTAACAACCTCTCCTATGATACCTGTTTTCTTATCTTTTACCCACTCACCAATCTCATAAATCATATTCTGAAAATATTGTTCTCTCACCCATTCCATGTTGTCCATTTCTGATACAGGTTTGAAGGACTTAATCTCCCTTGCAATTCCCATACCCTTACGAACATCATTGAATAATTGAGAACAATCATATCCTTCTGGGCAACCCAATTTGAAGGATTCATAATCCCCGCTACCAGCTGCAGCTCGCATTTTAGAAGCAGACATTCCTGAAACACCTTCTGCATCTGGATCACGATCTCCGGCACTAACTACTTCAATGGTTTTATAATCATACTTACCATGTCTTGCATCCACACCATTATAAGCAGACAATAACTTATTAAATTCATTGACCCGATCACTACCGACAACCATGACCAAATGATCATAATTATCCAAATGAACAGCCACATCAATTGCAGTTCGTAGACCAGAAGTTGGTTTATGTCCTCTCATCTCAGTTGGAAACATCTCTTTGAGATACCTCATCTTTTGAAGATGGGTTAAAGGATTCTTCTTTTTATCCTGAGAGAAACTACCAAAAATATGAGCATCTCCACCTTTTTTTCTTGCGACTTGTTGCACCTTCTGCAACAACTTCTGATGGCCTATCGTAGGTGGATTAAACCGACCAAAGGTAAAAACGGCGGTTCTCTCCTTTGCTTCTACAAATTGAGTAAATCGTTTCATTTACTATTCCTTGGCTCTTTTGGCCTTCACCTTAGCATTATGAGCTTGTGCTAATTTCTTAGCGACCAAATTGGGATCTTTAGCTCCAAACATAGATTTCATTACTTTAGGAATCATCTTATCAATCTTCACTTTATTAGCCACTCTCCATTTAGATAATTCTGGACCAGATTTGCCAGGATCTCCTGTTTTTTTCAATAAGGCTTTCTCAGCACCAGATCTTACCCTATTCGTAACTTGATCTTTAAAATCTGAAGCTGACTTCATTTTTTTAGCACTAATTCTTCTTTTTACCTTACCTTTTAAGGCCGCTTTCCTACCTCTTAACTTGGCAGCTGCATAATTTTCTACTTCTGAAACTAAATCTTTAAAAGTTATCATTGTTCCTCTTAATAATGGGGATTACCTTTTTTCTTTTTCTCTTTCATCATGGTTCTCACCTTGTCTAAAAGAGTCTCATTCTGAGGTTCTTTTGCTTTCTTTTTCACACCATAAGAGGTATCTTTCTTTTCATTTTCAGATTCTTTTTGAACCTGTTCTTCATGATCTGCAACATGAGCGTCATCAAGATCTTTGAAACAAGCTTTCTTTTCCTCTTCTGTCTCACATTCAGCACAGGCCTTTACCCCATACTTCTTCAAAACAGCATCACGTTTCTTTGCATATTCTTTATCGTCACCTTGTGTTCCAGGCTCACTCTTATCAGAGTCTTCCTTTTTCACTTTACCTTCCATGACCTGTTTAATGGTTTCTTCGATATCCATGTTTTCCTTTTCTGTTTCCTCAATGTACATATTGAGTTCAAATTTTTTGTTATCTAAGTTCGCAACTTGAATGTGAACTTTCTTTTTCTT